AACCTGGATGAGTGCTCCATCATCATTGAAGATGGCCACATTAAAGGCGAAGAGTTCAGCACTACAGGTAAGACTACTAAGGCTAAACCAAAAGCTAAAACGAAGCCTAAAGAAGATGTAATCGAAGAACCTAAAGTAGAAAGCGATTGGGGTGAATTTTAATGCCAGCTTTTCAGGATTTATCACATAAAAAATTTGGTAGATTAACTGTTATAAAAAGGACTGGCACGAAATATGGCTCCCCATTATGGCTATGTTTATGTGACTGTGGTAATTCTATTGAAGTTGCAGCTAGAAATTTAAAGACCGGAAATACCAAATCATGTGGATGTATTCAGAAAGAACAACTGGCAAAACGAAATAAACTCAATGCATCTCATAATTCAACTAATAGTCGCTTATATGGCGTATGGCGTGGTATGAAACAACGCTGTTATGACAAAAACAAAAAGGATTATAAGCGATATGGTGAAAGAGGAATTGTAATGTGTGATGCATGGAAAAATGAATTTGCTGAATTTCAAAGATGGGCACTAAATAATGGATACGATGAATTTGCAAAGCAAGGAAAGTGTACGATTGATCGCATTGACAATGATGGACCATATAGTCCTGAAAATTGTAGATGGGTAGATGCAAAAGTACAAGCTAATAACAGAAGAAAGGCGGTTATGAAATGAACATCACCACTGGAAAAAGAAAAAGAGCACAAAAATGTATTGTGTATGGTACTGAAGGTATTGGAAAAACAACATTTGCGAGTCAATTCCCATCACCTGTATTTATTGATACAGAGGGCAGTACCGACCACTTAGATGTGGCTCGTACTGAAAAGCCTACATCATGGACAATGCTTATCTCCTTCGTAAAGGAATTTGCCATGATGCCAGGGGGCTATCAAACATTAGTCATTGATACGGTCGATTGGGCGGAACAGTTATGTGTAGAACATATCTGTGCTCAACATCAAAAGAAAGGTATTGAAGAGTTCCCTTACGGTACAGGCTATGTATTTGTACGTGAAGAAATGGGTCGCTTCCTTAACCTCCTTGATGAAGTAATTGATGCTGGTATGAATGTAGTACTTACTGCTCATACGCAAATCCGCAAGTTTGAACAACCAGACGAGTTAGGCGCATATGATCGTTTTGAATTGAAGTTAGGTAAGAAAACAGGTAGTCAAACTTCTCCTCTTATTAAAGAATGGGCGGACATGGTGCTCTTCGCAAACTATAAGAACGAAATCATTACCTCAACTACCAATAAGAAAAAGGCAGTCAATGGTAAGCGATTAATGTATGCTACACACTCTCCGGCGTGGGACGCTAAAAACCGTCATGGATTGCCTGATGTGATGCCATTTGAATATAGCCAAATCGCTCACGTAATTCCTGATGATGTACTACCAAAGGTTGCAGCAGATGAGCTAGCTAATGCAAGCACTCAAGACTACGCACCAGAAGTAGTTGAAGCGGCCAAACAACAAACTGGCGAAGTCATTACTAAGGAAGAGCCAAAAGCAAAGCCAGAACCAAATCCTGAACCTGTAGCAGATGAAACACCATTAGTTGAAACATCTATCCCTAAACCATTAAAAGACTTAATGGCCAAAGATGGCGTGACATTAGACCAAGTACAGTCCGTAGTTGTAGCTCGTGGTAAATATCCACAAGGTACTCCATTTGAAAATTATGATCCAGCATTTGTGACAGGTTGGATTATCCCTATGTGGGACAAAATTGTTGAATTCATTAATAAATAAGAAACGAGGTAACAGATTATGAGTAGCGCATTTGAACAATTAGGAACAGAAGCATTAGGTTTTAACTCTGAAGTAGTAGCAGAGGTAAAGGAATTTACATTACTTCCTGCAGGTGTATATCCATTCGTTATTACGAACGTAGAAAAAGGCTATACAGATGTGGCCACTCCTAAAATCCCCGCTAACACACCTAAAGCAGTTATCACATTAGAGGCTGACGGTGGTGCACAAGGTAAAAATAAAGTCACTGAACGATTGTACTGGATCCCCTCCATGATGTGGAAAGTGGCCAACGTTTTTATCGCTACTGGTTTAGCTAAACCAGGTGAAAAGTTTATAGCAAACCCTGACTTATTAATTGGCAAAACAGGTCAATTTGAATTGAGTCACAGACTATATGAAAAGAATGACGGTACACAAGGTACTGCCAATGAAATCAAGAAGTTTATTCAACCTAAAGACGATAGCTTCGGAGGGTTCTAATGGAATTAAGACCCTATCAGACAGAGGCAGTCAATGCCGTATGGTCAGAGTGGGAGAAAGGAAACAAGCGTACCCTGTTGGTGTTGCCAACGGGGTGCGGTTAAAGCAAGACTATATGTTTTGCCAAAATTGCTGAGGAAGCAGTCAGAAGAGGTAAGCGTGTATTAATCCTGGCACACCGTGAAGAACTACTTCAGCAGGCGTCAGATAAAATTATGCAAGCCTCCGGACTGACTACAGCAATGGAGAAAGCTGAGCAGTCATGTATAGGGAAATGGGACCGCATCATAGTCGGTTCTGTACAAACCCTATGCCGTGACAGCCGGCTAGCTCTTTTTAGCAAATCCTACTTTGATACTATCATCATCGATGAAGCACATCATGCTTTATCGAGTAGCTATCAAGCTATATTAAATTACTTTGACACAGCCGATATACTCGGCGTTACTGCTACACCAGATAGGTCAGATATGCAGAACTTAGGAAAGGTGTTCGATAGCCTAGCTTATGAATATACCCTACGTGATGCGATTAATAGTGGCTACCTGGTGAAGATACAAGTACAAACATTACCATTACACATCGACTTTACTAATGTAAAGATAACGGCCGGTGACTTCCAAGCCGGTGATATTGGTAGAGTATTAGATCCATACCTAGAACAAATTGCAGATACGTTACTTGACTACAAAGATAGAAAAATAGTGGTATTCTTACCACTTATAGAAACGAGCCAAAAGTTCTGCAAGATGCTCATTGAACGTGGGTTTAATGCTGCCGAAGTTAATGGTAATAGTAAAGACCGTAACGAAATTACAGAGGACTTTGCCAATGGTAAATACAACGTACTCTGTAATTCAATGCTACTAACTGAAGGGTGGGACTGCCCTAGTGTGGACTGCGTAATAGTACTTAGACCAACTAAATCAAGAGCCTTATATACGCAAATGATTGGCCGTGGTACTAGGTTATACGAAGGAAAAGACCACTTATTAGTGCTCGACTTCCTATGGCACTATGAGAAGCACTCACTATGTAGACCGGCTCACTTAATAGCTAAGTCTAATGATGTGGCGATTAAGATGACGGAAATACTTGAAACTTCAAGTATGGACTTAGAGTCAGCAGAGGCAGAAGCCGAACGTGATGTACTAGCTGAACGTGAAGCTGCACTAGCTAAAGAGCTTGCAGCAATGCGTAAGAAAAAAGCTAAATTAGTAGACCCATTACAGTTTGAATTCTCTATTCAAGCTGAGGATCTAACTCATTATGTACCTACCTTCGGATGGCAAGTATCAAGCATTACGGATAAACAAAAGAAAACTATCGAAGAGTTTGGACTTAATCCGGATACTATCGAGGATGCCGGCAAAGCATCCATGCTCATTGATAGATTACACAAACGTAAAGCGGAGGGGTTATCTACTCCAAAGCAAATTAGATTTTTAGAAAACAAAGGCTTTAAGAATGTTGGCACTTGGACTAATACCCAAGCCTCTAACATGATAAGCCGAATTAGTGCTAGTGGTTGGAGAATACCGAAAGGAGTTAAACCTGCAACGTACCAACCATCATAAAGGAGTGCAAATGGAACAGAAAAAGTTGGATTTAAGAGAAGTATTGGAGTTTATCGACCCAGTCGATTGCTCCTACGAAGAATGGCTAAACGTAGGCCTTGCACTTCACCATGAAGGATATCCAATGTTTGTATGGGAAGAATGGTCATCTAATGACGGTGAACGATTCCATCCTGGTGAATGTGAAGCTAAATGGAATTCGTTTGGTGCTTACACTGGTAAACAAATTACAGGGGCCACTATCACTCAGATGGCTAAGGAGAATGGGTGGACATCTAACCGCAGTACTCAATGGGGTGCAACAGCGATTCCATTCGGAACTATGGTTATGGCGAATCCAGATCCATACACAATTATTGATAAGACATGGGTAGAAGCCTCTGACATTGATATTCCAAAGCACTATCCTCAAGAACAACGAGTGGAAGACTTAACAAAGTACCTTCAAGCATTGTTTGAACCAGACGATTATGTCGGCTACGTAAACACTGTGTATGTCCATCAAGATAAGGATGGTACCGAGATTAAGTCTCCAACTAAAGGTAGTTATGGTCGCACGCAAAATCAAATTTTAGACGCTCTGAGAGCTAATAAAAAGGTTGATGATGCAATAGGTACTCTCGATGAAGAAGCGGGTGCATGGATACGATTTAATGCATTAGATGGGAAAGGAGTTAAGAATGATAATGTATCATCCTTTAAATTTGCACTTATCGAGTCTGACAATATGGAACTCGGTAAACAAAAAGCCATCCTAGAGCAGTTAGAATTACCTATCGCAGCTATGGTATATAGTGGCGGTAAAAGTATCCACGCTATCGTACATATCGATGCTAATGATTATTCCGAGTACCGTAATCGAGTAGATTTCTTATACCAAATCGTACAGAAAAATGGGTTTAAGGTTGATAAACAAAATAAAAACCCTAGCCGATTATCACGTATGCCTGGCGTAATGCGTGCTGGTAAACCTCAATTCTTAATCGCTACGAATATTGGTAAAGAGTCCTTCAAAGAATGGGAAGAATGGATAGCCACTGTCAATGACGACCTACCTGAACCAGAAGATTTAGAAGCACTTTGGGATAATATGCCGGAGCTTGCACCTAGCTTAATTGATGGTATCCTTCGCGAAGGTCATAAGATGTTAATCGCCGGTCCATCTAAAGCCGGTAAGTCCTTCGCACTTATCCAATTATGTATCTCTATTGCAGAAGGTAGACCGTGGTTCGGATTTGACTGTGCGCAAGGTAAAGTACTCTACGTAAATTTGGAACTTGATCGTGCGTCATGTTTACATCGATTTAAAGATGTATACGATGCACTACACCAGGCGCCAAATAACTTAGATAACATATCCATTTGGAACCTACGTGGCAAGTCATTACCGATGGACCAATTAGCACCTAAGCTAATCCGTAGGGCTGAAAAGAAAGGGTACAAGGCTATCATTATTGACCCTATCTACAAGGTAATTACTGGTGATGAAAACAGCGCAGACCAAATGGCTAACTTCTGTAACCAATTTGACAAGGTATGTACTGAACTTAAATGTGCAGTCATCTATTGTCACCACCATTCTAAGGGTAACCAAACTGGTAAGCGGTCTATGGACCGTGCATCCGGTTCCGGTGTATTTGCTCGTGACCCAGATGCATTGATTGACTTACTAGAAATTGAAGCTGAGAACCTCGATGAAAACAAACTTGAAGGTGCTCCAGTTGATACTAGCCAATGTACTGCATGGAGAATGGAAGGTACGCTCCGTGAGTTCCCTCGGTTCAAACCTGTTGATCTATGGTTTGAATATCCAATTCATAAGGTCGATGATAGTGGCTTCTTATCAATGGCTATGTTTAAAGATGCTCAAGAAAAAGGTCTTAATAAAATGAACAAGGCTAAGCAGTCAGCTAAAGAGAAAAAGAAACAGCAATTAGTTGATGCGTTTAATATTGCTGCGGCTGAAAGTAACTTTGGTAATAGAGCAGATATAAAACGGGTAGCCGAGATTATGAATGTCAGTGAAAGAACCGTAAGAAACTATTTAAAAGAAATGCCAATTTATAAAGTTGAATTAGGTGAACTTATAGACAGGCTGGAGGGTTAACAATAGGGAGGAAACACCTTATATATATATATAGGTTTTTCTTTCCTAATTTCCCGATGTAAGAGAAAAATTTCAAAGGGGTAAAAAGGGGACTAAAGTCTCCCCTTTCTACCCTCCTCCTTTAAAATTTCTCTTACCTTACATAACGATTTTTTCTTCCTTCATTCGGAGGTGGGTATGAATATATTTGAAAGAAATGTTAGAGGGTGAATTTATGTTAGTTAAAGATAAAACAAAGTATTGTTGGGTTGATGATGAAATTGCTGGTGAACCACAAGACAGTATTGAAATGGCTATTGCAGATTATGTAGATAACGAATACAACTACGGCGATTTTGGTGCTTTAAGTCGAGAGGAGTTATTACAAACAACAATAGAAGTTGGTCATCCATACCGATATGTACCAGAGGTAGACGGCGAGCGTGTTATTTGGAATGTATGTGATTATAACTTAAATGATGAAATCGCTGAATGGTCAGATGATTACATGAAAGACGTTAAAAATGAACACATCGACGAACTAAGTGAAGAATTAACAAAAGTATTCCAAGCATGGGAAAAGCGTTATAGTTATGAGAATCGAGCATTTGTAGTACAAGAAACAAAAACCTATAAGATTGCTGACTACATTAAGGAGTGATTGTATGAAAACTCCATGTAAGAATTGTGAGCTGCGTACAGTTGGCTGTCATGGTACATGTGTTAGCTACATAATGTACAAAGCTAGAATGGATAGACAACTTAAAGAACGTAACTTGCAATGTGATGTAGGCGCTTATATTGGTAACAATATTAAGCGTATTAGACATAGATTAAGGAAGTGTAATAAATATGGTTTGGGATCCAATTATATCGAGTGACTGGCACCATGAATTATGGGTACGACTACGAGTAACTATGAACGATGGTAGTAAGTGTACAGGGTGGTGCTTTATACCAGGCTATGAGAGGTGATAAGAATGGTGATTGAATTCTTTATTCCTCTTCGTAAAGTTCCAACAGGCACCCATCAACAGAAAAGGGTGACTGTTAAGAATGGTACACCAAGGTTCTATGAGTCGGCAGATGTGAAAGCGATTAGGAAGTTATTCACAGAGGAACTTGCTCCACATACTCCTGCGGATCCAATACAAGGTCCGATAAGATTGGTTACCAAGTGGTGCTTTGGTAAGGCTAACTGCAAGAAGGCTCAATGGAAAACCACTAAGCCTGATACGGATAATCTTATTAAGTTATTTAAAGATTGCATGACTTCACTTAACTATTGGAATGATGATGCCCAGGTGTGTAGTGAAGTTACTGAAAAGTATTGGAACCCAGTCACAGGGATATGGGTTCATATTGAAACGTTAGAGGAACTACAGTGAAAGGTTGAGTCTATGAATAAAAAACTTGTATATGTTGCTCACCCATTTGGTGGCAAAGAGAGCAACTATAAAAAGATTGATATGATCATGGGTGAGTTGGTACTGCATGATGTAAAGCATGACTACGTATCACCTATCCATAATTATGGGTATGTATATCTGACTGGTGATGATTACCAAAAAGGATTAGATATTTGCTTAGGGTTACTTAGTCATTGTGATATTTTAGTATTATGTCCAGACTGGCAATCAAGTCGTGGATGTAAAGGGGAATTTGAATATGCTCAAAAACATGGCAAAGCTATCTTCATATTAGAAGAATGGATAGCCATGAACCATATATAGAAAGGTGGTTATACAATGCCAGTTGCAAGAACATGTATTAGATGTAATCGTAAATTCTTAGCTAAAAAAGATGAGCAGTACTGTAAACAATGTGCTACTGATGAGTTAATGGCTATTCTTAATAAGGATAAACCATCAACTCCTGCTAAAGATGAACTACCTAAAGAGGATGTGAAGGAGAAAGTTATGGCTAAGTGTAAGAACTGTGGGAAGATGTTCGAGCAGACAGGTAAAGGTAGACCAGCAGTTAACTGTCCAACATGCCGAGCAGAATTAAATAAACCTAAAAAGAAGGTATCGCCTAAAGATAATCCATCTAAAAAGGTTAATAAAGTTGCTCCAGTTATTTCCAAAACGGAAACTACTGAGTCTTATATTACGGGTGATAGTGTTAAAGACTTATATGATGTTACTACTGATAAAAAGCTTAACCGCATCACTAATGCGATTAACCATCCTTCACATTATAACCGTGGCAAGATTGAAGTTATCGACTTCATTGAAGACCAAGGTCTATCGTTCCATTTAGGGAATGTTATTAAGTATGTTGCACGTGCCGGTTCTAAAGGCGATAAGCTAGAGGACCTTAAGAAAGCACGGTGGTATTTGGATAGGTACATTAATGAGGTGATGAAATGAAACCACTATTTGGCGGATACGTCACATTAGATCGTCATGAATATATTATGGCGTGTGATACCTGGGACGAAGCATTAAAGGAGTTACATTGGATAGCAGCACAATGTAAACCATGTGAAGGTATGACCATTGTAATCGGTCGTGCTGTACCATACCCAGGTCACATCAACGTAGATGAAGTGATTAGTAATGATATCAAGCGATGTCAAGAAGAGGTAGACCAAGGTGATGAGGTGTACTACCTTCATGACAATGTGGTTACCCCTAACCAAAAGGCTGAGCTACAAGACTACTTAACCGATGTCTACCGTGCGTGGATTAATCGGTACAACTTAAACGATGCTGCGTATCAGCTTACTAATATCACGATGTATCGATATAGTGAAATCTTAAAAGAATGGCAAGAAGTATAGGAGGCCTGTTATGGAAGATAAAACAGCGCGTATTATTGTTGAGTCTAACAATGATGCAGAAACATGTAATATCACTATTGAAAATACAAACCCTACTACGGCAATCTATATGGCTACTAAATTGGTAACTGCCATTGCTAAGCAGTTCTCTAAAGATGATAAGCATATCCCCTTATTGGTTAATGCTATGATGCTTGCCGTTCATGATCAATGTAAGAGTGCGACTCTTAAGTTTGATTCAGAGGAAGTGTTGGCTCCTCATCATAAGTTATCTTAGGTGATGCCTATGAATACTAAGTCATGTACTGGGAGTAAGCATCCTGGGGTTAGGAAGCTACAACGGTTACTGAATAGTCGTAGGCGAATGAAAGACATTGAGTCACATCTACAACGCCTGGAGGTGGAAGCACAAGACGAACGGTCGAATACACCAGAACAACAACTTAACTTAAACACTGCACAGCGTGACCTTAATAATGAATTCCGCATACTATCTAAGGAACGGTATGAACTATGGACATTGATATGTAAGATACCTAATGACATTGAGCGTACGTTCTTAGAGAACAGATACTACTTTGGGATGAGCATGAAAGAGGTCATTGAGGATATGAATTATAGTGAAGCGCAAATCTATAATATCCAACGGAACGCAGTGAGAAGCTTTTGTCAAGTATTTTCTAAAAATAAATAAAGACAATATGCAATTAGAGGTAACACTTATGATAGTCTACAAGTGTGGAGCAGAGGATACCGGGGAAAGTCCTCTACTACCACACACTGTAGGGTACGTTCATAGTGAATACCTTTCTTGTACAACACCTCCACAGGGCTTTACAGCACAAGAAGTATCATTAGGGACTACGCACAACCACGTAGTCCCTTTTGCTTACTTCTTCAAAAGTTCGACTATTGACCTTTTGTCTTTTATTTTGAGAATGAATGATAAAAAGGTACTTCCGAGCGATAAATCCAGCGGTGGTCGGCTCCGCGCGATGTTTGTCTCTGTGTAGGAGAATTTTTACGGTTGAAAGTTTATTTCCAAAGGACAGAAAGGAGATGGTGAGATGGCAAGTGAAAAACCACGTGTGAAATTTAATAAAGCGGGCGATTTGCTAGTATCTAGTGCGCAATTGTGCGACCTTCTTCGAGTAACTCCTGAGATTATTTCGAGACACCACAAATCCGGCATGCCTAAAGCGGCAACAGGTTGGTGGAATCTCCGTGAAGTTCTCGTATATCTTGGCCAAGCTAAGGCGGATAAAACTAAAGACCAATCTGCAGCAACACGAAAGCTGATAGCTGAAGCTGACTATAAAGAGTCTCGCGCTGCTCGTGAGAAGAAATTACTCGACGTGTTAAACGGTGAGTACGTATCTCGTGCAGATGTGGCCAAAGAATGGTCTGCTCGTATCTTAGAGTTGAAGTCCTCGCTCATTAAACTCGGTAAACGAGTCGGTAGTGAGTTTACGGATCCAGAAGAACGAGCGACGGTAGAAAGGGTGGTGAGCGAAGTTGCCGAAGACTACCTCGAAAGTTACTCGCGCAAAGGCGAGTACACGCCAGAAGTCAAAACCGGTAAAAGCAGAGCCAAAGATTAATTGGTTCCCAGAAGAGCTCGACGCATTTAAACCACCGGAACGATATACCGTATCAGAATGGGCTGACAATTTCAGGGTGTTAACGAATATATCCGCAGAGCCAGGTAGATGGAGAACCAGTCGGACTCCATACCTAAAGGAGCTCATGGATAAATTCACAGACCCTCTGATTGAACAGATTGTACTGTGCTTCGGTGCACAGATTGGTAAAACTGAAGCAGAGCTCAATATGATAGGGTATGCGTTAGACCAAACGCAATCACCAGTTATGATGGTATACCCAACAGACACTATTGCTAAATTTGCTAGTGATAAGAGAGTACAACCGATGATTAAATCGGTTAAATCTATTAGTGATAATTTTGACGAGAATAGTAAATTACTTGAACTGGATTTTTACAACGGCAACTATATGGTACTGGTTGGTGCGAACTCACCGAGTAGCCTATCAAGCCGGTCTATCAAGTATCTATTCTTTGACGAAATAGACAAATACCCCGCCTTCTCAGGTAAGGAAGCGGATCCAATCAAACTTGCTAAGGAACGTACTAAAACGTTCGTAGACAAGAAAATAGTAATGGTATCCACGCCTACCGTTGAGTCGGGTAATATTTGGCAGGCGTTCATGAATGCAAATGAGCGCAGGCAGTATTACGTGCCATGTCCACATTGCGGAGTGTCGCAGACCCTCAATTTTAAGCAGATAAAATGGCCGGAAGAACACAACGATAATGCGGACATGATACGTGATACAGCGTATTACGAATGTGAACATTGCGGTGGACATATCCACGACAAGCACAAAATGGAAATGTTAAGACATGGGAAATGGGTAGCGGTCAATGCATCGCAAAGCAAAGTCCGCTCAATTTCGTATCACTTATCGTCGATATATTCGCCGTGGGTCACGTTCGGAGACGTTGCGTATGAGTTTAAGACTTCCAAAGGTACGCCAGCCTTATTGATGAACTTTATTAATTCATGGCTAGCAGAACCTTGGCGAAGTGCTAAAACTAAAAGCACACAAAATATGCAATTTACGGAATCCACGTATCCGTGCGGTATTGTGCCGGATAAGGCAGTATTGCTTATCGCTTCCGTAGACGTACAGCTTGACCACTTCTGGTGGGAAGTAAGAGCCTATGCTCCAGGTGTTAAGTCTTACCTAATTGATTATGGACAGGCAAGCACTTGGGAGGATTTAGAGGAAATCATTATTCATCGAGAGTATCCATCGGAGTTTGGCGAACCTCGTCAAATAATGAAAGCAGGTATTGACTCCGGCTTTAGAACAGACGAAGTATATCAGTTCTGTTCAAGATTCCCGGAAGTATGTATACCGCTTAAAGGTTCCTCAAACCATACTACCATGACAGCACCATACACAATGACATCATTGGAGAAGGGCGTTGTAGGAGGCTTGAAGCTGTACGTATTAAATACAGACTATTGGAAAGACTTTATATTCGCAAGAATGGTAAGACCGATAAACGAAGATGGCACGATCCATTTATACAAAGATTGTCCGCAAGAGTACTCAGACCATCTAAGGTCAGAGGAAAAGCAGGAACACAGAAATGTGAAAACAGGGGCGGTAACAGTTCAATGGAAACCGCTAACGAGTCATCCGGTCAACCATTTGCTTGATACATGTACTTACAACGCAGCAGTAGCAGATATTGCCGGCGTTAAATATTTAATGGAGCCAGAACCTTATGAGGAAACTGAAGAGGTCCAAACATACGAGGACTACAGCGGAGGCATAGGGAATACTGGCCATTGGTTTAGATAGGAGGTGAACCATGAGCGATGTAAATGAACAACTTGAACGTGTCCGCCAAGTCATAGAGGATATCGAAACTAAAGGATATTCTGAGTTACAGATTGGCGGTAAACGGTTCAAGACGATTGACTTACCTGTACTCTATGCACGAGAACAAACGCTAATGCAACGTGTACATGAGGAGTCTAACGGCTACCAAGCAGATGCATTCGTAACATGGGGTGGACGATGAACATTATTGATAGAGTAATCAGTTGGGTTAGTCCACAACGTGCATATGAACGCCAAGCTTACCGCGATGCACTACGTCAATATGATGCGGCATCTATGGACAGGTTAAACAGTGATTGGCAACCTGCATATGGGACCGCCGAACAATTGGCCACCGGTTCACGTGATATTATCCGTGGACGTGCAAGAGCCGCCGAGATGAACAGTGACTTAGCTGAGTCCGCAGTAATTGCGATATTACGAAATGTAATCGGCGCAGGGATTATCCCGCAAGCAAAAGTTAGAAACCGAAACGGCAAGCTGAACAACGATTTAAATAAGAAAATCGAAAAGGCTTGGGCCAAATGGGCCGAACCTGAAAATGCTGACATAAGAGGTATTTCTAGCTTCTACGAATTGCAGGAAATGGCCTTAAGGCGAATGGTGTATGACGGTGAAATTCTTGTAAACAAGACTTCACAAGGTGAGTACCTGCCTCTATCTATCCAATTAATAGAGGCTGAGAATATTGGCGCAGTAAGTGTTACACACGGTAAGAATAACATTATCAATGGCGTTGAAGTTACCGAACATGGTAGACCAGTAGCTTACCATGTGAGTCAAACTGACCCGATGGGGTTGCGATCGTTTGATACAGCTCGGTTAACAACAGACCAAGCCTTTTTGTTATTCAAGCCTAAACGCCCTTCTCAGCTTAGGGGTATAAGCCTATTGGCGCTTGTACTTCGTAGAATCCATGATATTGATGAGTACATGGATGCTGATTTAATTGCTGCACGAGTGGCAGCATGCTTCAGTGTTTTTGTAACCTCTCAAAATTCCGCAAGACAAACAGCCATGCTACCAAGAGATAGCAAAGGCAGACCTAATATCACAATGGCACCAGGTATGGTTAGACACCTAAGTCCTGGCGAGTCCATCGAGTTTGCAGACCCTAAGCGTAACGCTGGTACTGCAAGTGAATATTCAGCAACTCAGACTCGGAGAATTGCCTCCGGTCTTGGCATGAGCGCTGACATCGTAGCGCGTAATATATCTGGTAACTTCTCGGCGGCACGCCAGAACCTGTTGGAGGACCAAAAGACATTCCGCCAAATGCAGAAATTTGTAATCAGACACTTCTGTATGCCGATTTGGAAAGCCTTTATTGACGCCCTTTACTTAGCGGGTGAATTACCTTCTGACTACTTAGCGAACAAGGACAAATACCAAGAGGTAGCTTGGCTTGCTCCAGGGTGGTCATGGATTGACCCTGTTAAGGAAGTTAACGCTAATAAGGAAGCTATCAAATCTGGGCTTACAACATTAGAAGATGTGTGTGCAGCATCTGGACGTGATTGGGAAGAAGTTCTTGAACAACGGAAACTCGAACAGGACAGAGCCAAGGAGCTCGGGGTGTTACTAGATTATTCCAGTGAGTTGCAACCGCTAACGATGGGCGATGATGACACTACACAGGAAGGAGCTGATGGCTAGTAATGAGTGAACATCAAAAGCGTAGTGTTCTTGGCAACTACTGTCGAGAAACTACTATTGACCACGTCGATACCGATAGTCGGACCGTAGAATTATCATTCTCTTCCGAAACGCCATATGGCCGTTGGTTCGGCGATGAAATCCTTTGCCACGATGAAGAGTGCATCAACCTTGAGCGCTTTAATAATGGCTTAGGCACATTGTTGTTTAACCATGATCGTGATGCGGTCGTGGGGCACATTGAAAAAGTTTGGATTGAGGATAATCGAGGAAAAGCATTAGTGCGATTCGATGAGGATGAACAATCCGACACAATATTCCAAAAGGTACAGTCCGGTACGCTACAAGGCGTAAGCGTTGGGTATTCAATCAAGCGATATGAAGTGCTTGATGATAAAGATTCTGTATCCAGTAATGGCAGATTCAAAGGCCCTGACACATATGTAGTAACTGATTGGGAACCTTTAGAAATCAGCATTGTATCTGTTCCTGCTGACGCTACTGTCGGCGTAGGACGTAGTGCTGATGAAATTCATACAAGTATTGACACACAGGAGGAAACAAAAAGTATGAATGGTGAAGAAATTTTAAAAACTGAAGAAGTAAAATCCACACCAGTAGAAACTGGTATCACACAAGAGGACCTTCAAAAGGCTATGGAGCAAGAACGTAAACGTACTTCCGAAATTACTGCATTGTTCCGTGACTTCGACGTAGAAGGTGCTGACGAAGCAATTGTAATGGGCGTATCCGTTGACGAAGCACGTGCAATGGTAATGGACCAATTACGTGCACGCAATAAAGGCGTATCTGTAACAATGGGCGAAGCTGAAAGCGATAAGTTCCGTGCCGCTGCACAAGACGCAGTATTGATGGCAGCAGGTATCCCTGTAGCAGATGCTTCACCAGGTGCTAATGAGTTGCGTGGCTATTCCATGATTGAGTTGGCTCGTGAGTCCTTACAACGTGAAAACGTGAAAGCTAACTTCGGCGATAACATGGAATTGGCTCGTCAAGCTATTAACTCTACATCCACATTCCCAGCAATCATGTCCAATCTTGCAAACAAATCTGTAATGACAGGCTTCAACGAAGCAGAAACTACATTCCAAATCTGGGCAGGTAAAGGCTCTAACCGTGACTTCAAAGAAGCTGCACGCGTAGCATTGTCCGAAGCAGGTAACCTTGAATTAGTTCCAGAAGGTGGCCAATTCCAACAAGACTTCTTAGGTGAAGCATCTGCTCGTACTAAAGTGGCTACATATGGTAAGTTGTTCAGCTTAACTCGTCAAGCAATCATTAATGATGATTTAGGCTTGTTCTCCAAAATTGCTACTAAATATGGTTCTGCTGCTAAACGATTAGTAAACAAAATGGTATACGCTCAGTTAACTGGTAACGTTAAAATGCAAGATAACGTAGCATTATTTGACGCTAAACACGGCAACGTTGCAACAACTGGTGAAGCATTATCCGTTAAAGCTATCGCGAAAGCAATTACTGCTATGCGCCGTCAAAAAGGTATTACTGGTGATGCTACTCTTAACATTACACCTAAATACTTGGTAGTTCCTCCAGAACTTGAAATGGTTGCATATCAAATCGTTAACTCTACTGCAGCAGTAGACGGTGTAAACTCCGGTGTAGTTAACCCTTATAAAGGTCGCTTCGTAGTTGTAGCTGATGCAGAATTAACTGATCCAGATGCATGGTACTTGGTAGCTGATGCAACTCAACATGACACTATTGAAGTAACTTACTTGAACGGCGTTGAAACTCCACGTCTTGAAACTCGCCAAGGCTTTGATGTAGATGGTATCGAATACAAAGTAGCATTTGACTGTGGCGTAAGTGCTCTTGACTTCCGTGGTGTATACAAAAACGCTGGTAAATAATTAGGGGGATAAATACATATGGCAAAATTCGTATATGAAACAGACCGTATCAATTATGTGGCAACAACAGATATTAAAGCCGGTGACATTGTAGAAGCTGGTACACTTCATGGTGTAGCTGTAACAGATATTAAAACCGGTGAAACAGGTGCATTGAAAGTAACAGGCGTATTCAAAGTAGATGCTAATAAAGCTGATACATACGCTGTAGGTGACGCAGTAAACTTCGCTTCTGGTAAAGCTGTAAAAACTGGTGGTAAAGCATTGGGTATCGCAGTAGAGCCTAAGACTGCAACACAAGATACTGTTACAGTAATGTTGAAAAACTAATTATTGTATTTTTAATGAAACGCGGGCCACATGGTCCGCGTTCACTCTACGAGGTATAACACATGCTGACCTATGATGAAAGCGCCTTACTCGATGTATTTGGCGAAAAAATAACATATGAAGGTAAGCAGATTAAGGCTAGTGTAGAAATCGGTGAGTATGACGGTAAAGGTTCAGGCTTCGTAACTGGTCTTGCTGATAAAGCTAAGGTATGGGTTAGAACCAAAGACGTGCCATTACCCAAGACTAAAGATGTAATCTACATCAACGGTAAGAAGTGGTACGTGGATCATATCTCCGATAGCGACGCTAAAATGCATTGTCTTGAAATTGTGGCCAACGTTAGGACGGTAAGACCATGAGTAATTCACCAATTACCATCACTGACACCGCTACTCCGTATCTTGAATTTATAGCTCATACTAAACCGGATTGGACTAGGAAGGCTATGAAATCAGTCGGTTGGATGATGCAAAAGGAAATCAAGGCCGGGATTAAATCCGGCTCACCTGGTGGCCATAAATATGCTAACTTCATGCCCCCTACAATGAGGGCTCAATTTGAGGCAGCTTTCGGCGCTAAAGTAAGGCGTGCATATCAAGATGGCGGTAAGGCGCATAGGGAAGGTTGGGGGCTTAAATCCCGAGCTCAACTTATAGCCGGTGGCGTAAAGGAGACTACAGTCGGATACACACCTCTCGGCAAGATGTTCCGAGCTGTTGGTTACCAATATGACGCCAGGTCGCAATCTGTAAAAGTAGGGTGGTTATCATCGTCTGCTAAACGATTAGGCGAACAGATTGAGCGTGGTTACACGAAACAAATCACAGAGCCAATGCGTAGGACATTATTTGCCGGTGGCTTTCAACTTGCTAAGGGTAAAACATCATTTAGGATTAAACCTCGTAAAACGTTTGGTCCGATGCGAACAGCCTTACAGCCTAAGTTGGTACCTTACCTAGAGTCTAAAATCGGTGAATATGCACTAGGCAAAAATAGCCAATTTGAGTCTAGCAGGCGAGCATATAAAGTGAGGTAGCAATGCAAACTATTCCACTAGCGGTCATTGCTAACAGATGGGCGGAAGCGGTTAAGGATAATCAGAAGATTACCGACTACTGCATGGAGCACTTCGGAAAGGACCTTGGTATTTACATCGGATATGATGACGCCGGCGCACCTCTTGAAGAGGATTGTCCGTGCGTGATCATCATGATGGATAACAAGTCTGAAGGTTTGGCTAGTTCTTACTCTTACACCCTACAACTCGTATGGGGGATAGTAAGAGCTGAGGCAGAACGTGAAGGTCGTGTAGTGAAATACACAGGAGCGTTCGAATGTGACGAACTTGGCCAATTACTCATCGAATGTATCATGGCAGTTAACCCTAACTATCCTGTCATTAACATTGACTATGAAACAGACAATATCTCGTGGCGTCCGGTGTATCCGGGTAAAGCCACACTCACTATAGAAATACCGCACGTAATTGGCGGTAATGTTGAATATTAGGAGGATTAAACATGGCAGTAGCTAAACGTGCACAAGGTGCACAATCTTCTCTTACAATGGCCTTTGAAACTGACTTCGGCACTACACCATCTACTGGTGGCGTGATAATGCCTATTATCAGTTCTTCCTTGAAGGCTAGCCAAAACTTGAATGACTCCTCTGTTATTCGAGGCACTCGTAATCCTGCGGCACCTAGTCGCGGTAATATCGATACATCCGGTAGCATTGTGCCACCAGTTGATGTATTGGGATTTGGCTATTGGTTAAAGCTAGGCTTTGGTGCTCCAACTACAACAGCACAAGGCTCTGGCAAGAAACACGTATTTAAAATTGGTCCAGATATGCCATCTGCTACCTTTGAACAAGGTTATAAGGATATCAGTACTTACCAACAATTCAGTGGCGTACGAATGAATAAGATGTCCTTAAACTTTGGTGGTGACTCTGAATTAACTGCATCTATCGATGTAATGGGGTGCAAGGAAACAATGGCGGCAGTACCATTCGATACAGCGCCTAAATCCATTGTGTTTACTCCCTTTGAAAACCTTGAAGCCACCATAAAAGAAGGTGGCGTAACTGTAGCTAATGTATTGTCTATGAGTCTTGATATCGACTTTGGTCTAGATGGTGACTCTTATGCTATCGGTGGTAAAGGCTTCCGTACATACATTGATACAGGTATTATCGGCGTATCCGGTACTATTAAAGCGTTCTTCCAAAATATGGACCTTTTGAATAAAGCAGTAAATGGCACTGAGTCCAGTCTTGAATTAGCGCTTACTAAAGGTACTAACTCTTTGACTATCAAATTGCCGGAGTTGATTTACGAGCGCAACTCTCCTGGTATCGATGGTCCTAAAGGCGTAAATATCGAACTTCCATTCAAAGCATATTATGGCGATGACGCTAGTCAATCTGCAGTAGTATTTGAATTGGTTAATAGCCAAGTATCTTACTAATCTAACTCATTTAGGAGGTAACTATGAATATTCAAGGTAAAGAATTAAAACCAAGAGCCCTTACATGGACTGAACGTGACGCATTAATCAAAGCTGGTTTAGATTTCGTGTATTGTCCAGTAGATGTTGATGATCAAGTAGCATCTATTGTCCGTAGTCGTGATATTATGCGCTTCATCTTAACTGATGTATACGAACTCACGGACGAACAACTCAATACTGTAACCGATAAGGAAGCAATGGACTTCGCCGGTAAAGTCATTACATTAACTTATCAACTACAAGAAGAAACAGAAAAAAACTAGAAGAGGCGTGGAGGTGGATGTCCTCGGATAAGCCGAAGTACTGCAAGGGATGTAAGGAATTACAGACCGCTACTAAGCAGTCCTTCGACTGCTCCGAGTGTGACTTTAACCCACCACGCCTATTATTCGGTTCAAAACTGGCTATGAAACTGTATAACCTATCACGCAGTCAAAGGAATTACCACTCAGGCGGACTAGCCGGGTTCGACTATCCGGCTATACGTACAGTGGCCGAGATAAATAACATTAACCTAAATCCGATGTTATTTAGTCTAATGTGGATATTGGAGGGATTAGAAATGGAGGCGATGAATAAGGATGTCGAATAACGTAGTAGATATCATAGTGCAACTGACCGATAAGAACGCTCAAGCCGGTTTAGAGAAAATCGCCGCTACCTCTAAGGGAACAGTTGCAGAGCTTTCAAAGTTAAAGAATGAAATGTTTGCCATTGGTGCGGGTGCCGGTATTGCCGGTCTAGGTTCAAAACTCGCAAAAGAGGCACTAGCTTGGAACTTATCAGTAAAGAAGATGCAATCCTTAACAGGTGCGACTGCTGAGCAAGCAAGTACATTCCTCTCCGTTGCAAACTATATGGGTGTGGCTACTGACGTTAGTACTGTAGCGTTCGCTAAATTTGCGAAGGCTGTATCTAACGCACAAGATAAAATGCAAGTTGCATCCGCAGAAGGAAAACTAGCTACTGACATGTTCAGTCGGCTAGGTATTAGCATTGATCAGATTGAGGGTAAGAATACCCTCGAAGTATTTAAAGTCATTCAAGACCGATTACGGAATATGAAGGACGGCGCCGAAAAGACACGGATTGAGATGGAGTTATTCGGTAAAACCGGATACCAACTTCATGGAATGCTAAATATGTCAGCAGACGCCATGAAGCAAGTCGAGGACCGTGCAAGGGCAATGGGGTTAGTCATTGATGACGAAGCTGCTAGAAAGTCCGCTGCCTTTAATCGTCAATTGAAAGACATGGAACAAACCGGTAAGCGATTGGCTATTATGATTGGCCAAGAACTTTTACCGGTGGTTATGGAATATGCACAAGGTGCAATCAATCTAACAAAGTCTTATAGTAATCTAGCTACAGAGCAAAAGGAAGCTATCTCTGGTCTTATTAAATTCGGCTTAGAAGCTGGTATAGCCATCACAGGAATTCAGTCCATTACAAGTGCATTGAAGTTCATGAGATTGGCTACTATAGCAGCAGCCGGTCCGTGGCTTGCATTAGCAACCGCTATCGGTTTAGCCGGTAAAGCATTACTAGATTATCGATATAAGGAACAAACTAAAGGTACAGACCTAGGTGTTGATGTTAATGGCCTTAGAGCTCATAAGAACTTGAACGCACCAGGCACGAACTCCGCTTACATGGCTAACCATGATGGTCGGTACTGGGTAGAGGATAGTTCATTCTTTGGACTTATCAAGAACGATCGTTTAGCAACAAAAGAAGAAGGCGCTCAAATTGAAGCTGCAATTAAGGCTAAGGAAGCGGCAGATGCTGCGAAGAAGAAAGCCGAAGAAGAGCAAGCTAAGATGGAGCAAGAAATCGAGAACGCTAAGAACGGTCTCACTAATAACGAAGCAATCAATAAGGCTAATGAAGAAGCTAGTAAGGCAGCCAAAGCCCAAGAGGCAGCAGCTAAGAAAGCTGAGCAAGCAGCCGAAAAACTAGCAAGCTCTGTAGAACGTCTTAACGAACTTATCCGTAGTCTTACACTTCAATCTTTGGAGATTGATGGTAGCCAATATGAAATCGATAAGCTTAACGCTAAGAACCAATACGAAACGAATAATAAAAATATTCGTGAGATTATCCGGTCTGCAGCCGGCTTAGGTAATGTTGGTGGTGGTTCTGGTAGTGCTTCTGGCGTATTAGACGCTGCTAATGCTCAACTAGGTAAGGCCTACGTATTGGGTGCAGACGGCACTTGGGCTACAGATTGCGGCAAGTTATTTGCAGATAGCGTAAAAGAAACATTCGGTAAGGATGTTCCTCGGTACGTTCCATCTATTATGGATGCAGCGGCAGAAGCCGGAGCTTGGCACCCAGAAGGTGACGGATATGTTCCTAAAGCCGGTGACGGTGTCGTTGTACTCGGAGATAACCATATTGTTATTGCTGACGGTAATGGCGGATACACAGGGGCTAACTCTAGTACAGGTGTAGTTGCTAAACAGTCTATTACAGGCGATTTCGGAGCGATTACAGGATACGTTGACACGTCTAAATTAGTAGGTATGTCTGGTTCTGCAGATGCCCTAAAAAATGCAAATGCTAAAGCGTTGGCAAGCTCCAACCTAGTAGCAGAAGCTAAGGCTAAGAACGAGGAAGTATATCAAAAGAAACTCGAAGAAGCTGACCGTAATCAAAAGATACGTGTTCGTAAGATGAACGAGGAAATTTCGAAGCTTGACCTTGAACGCACAGGCGATCGCTTACAATTGCTTAAGACGGAAGCTGAAGCACAAAAGGCTCAAATCGACGATAACGTTCGTGAGTACACGAAAGCAGTAGGCGATAAGGAGTTAGCTGAAAAACGAGCTAATGCTGAGAAGCTAAAGATTACTGCTGATACGGAGCAGAAAATCAGAGAGTTAGCCTATACGCAACTCAATGAGGACTCTGAACATCAATCTAATTTAGTAAGACTTGGACGGATATCTCAAGCAGATGCAGACCAAGTACTTAATGAACAGTTACGAGCATACATCGAATTCGCTCAACGAGAACTCAATGAAGCTCAGCTAAGCGCTACTCAACGGCTACAGGTGGAAAAGAACCTCGTTGAAGCACAGCAAAAGCTATGGGAAGCTGCCGGACGTAACATACGTACTAGCCTACAAGAAGGCGCTAGACAGTACAACTTACAGGTAGTGAACTATGGTGACCTAGCGAAGTCTACTTTTGATAGTACGATGAGCAGTATTAACTCCTCATTCACTAGCCACTTAGAAGCAATGGCAACTGGTACTGAGTCATTCGGTAAAGGGCTTAAGAATATCTTTAAAGATATTACAAATAGCATTATTAAAATGCTCGTCAACCTATCCTTCCAACAGTACGTACAGCCTAAGCTACAAAGCCTCTTTGGTGGAGTAGTAAATGGTCTTGGTGCTATTGGTGCCGGTCGAGGCGGTGTATCTTCGTTTGCTAGTGGCGGTTCTTTCAGTTCCGCATTTACAGGCAATAGCTTCGGTAAGTTTGCAAGCGGGGGTATTGCTCCTGCTGGCATGACATTAGTTGGTGAGAATGGTCCAGAGCTCTTACAGTTCAACTCTTCTCATCGCATTTACAACGCAAGCCAAACACGTAAGATGATTGGCGGGGATGGTGCTAATAAAGTAACGGTTAACATCATCAATCAATCTGGCCAACAACTTGATAGCCAACAACAAGAAACTAAGTTTGACGGCGAACAAATGATAGTTGATGTAGTAGTATCTAGTCTTATGACAAACAAAGGAGGTATGCGTGACGCCATTAAGGCGGCCGCAGTATAGGGTATGTTAGAATTTCCGAATATTCGATGGCCTATATACCCCATCGATGAAACAACACCTGATGTGAGTCGTAAGGCTCAGGTAGAAAATATGACGATGCTAACTCATCGCAAAACTACAAAAGCGTTACGATCATATTCAGTGAATTACAAGATTCCGACTTCGGAATATATCAAGTTAAGGAATTTCTTTGACCAGGTTAATACTGCAGAGATATTCCTTTGGACACATCCGGAGACACGAGCGAAGGTACGAGTAAGGTTTGCAGACCAGCTCCACTTCTCCGCTAGTGATTACGGTATTTGGAACGGATCTGTACAATTCCAGGAGGCTTAAATGTTAACGCTATCAACTGCATCTATCATCGAGAAAAATAAGATATCCTCCACTGGAGCATGGGTAATGGCTATTGAGCTTCATCATCCGGAAGGAAATATCCTCCTCGTGAATAACACGGAGGACTTAACCCTAGCCGGTAAGAAGTACACTGCCTTCCCATTCAAGCTAGAGGATATCAACGAGGACACTAAGCAGATGCCTAACGTTAAACTCTCTGTAGCGAATGTAACCGGTACTATCCAACGGTTAGTAGAAAAGAATAAAGGCCTCACAGATTGTGAGGTCAATATTCGGATATTCAATACTAACTTACCGGACGTCATCGAATTAGAAGAAACGTTCATCATTAATGCATCTCAATCTAAAGCAGACTGGGTAGTGTTCACATTAGGCACAGACTTCTCATTCTCTCGTAGGTTCCCACCTGTTCGAGTAATGAAAGACTATTGTCCTTTCAAATTTAAGTCTGTAGAGTGCGGATACAAAGGGTACGCACAATCATGTAACAAAACTCTAAAACGCTGTCGTGAGTTAAATAACAGCGTTAGATTTGGCGGTGAGCCAACAATACCACAAGGGGGCTTATATGCATCTAACTCTAAATAACCTAATAGGTACTCCGTGGAAGGAGTTGCCTTGTTGGGAGCTTGTGGTAGAGGTGTACAAGAGAGCTGGTATTCATCTTGGTCCATATGCAACGTATTGGCCAGATATGAACTCTCCTTGGCACGAAGTCAAGGAACCGGAAGTAGGGGATATAATTGTCATGAACCTCTACAGTAATAACGCTGATCATATCGCAGTATATGTAGGCGAAGGTAAAATGATACATTCTACCGAATATGCGGGGGTGTGTATCGTACCAATGGACAGATTAAGAAAACGTATATTAGGAGTGTACAGGCACAAGGAGGCTCAAAATGATTAGATTAGTAATTGCTCGAAACCCATTCGACCTTACCACTAGACAAGAGACTCTTGTGCCTTTTGTTGACGGTAAACGTCTTAACCAATATTTCACTGAACCAGGTGAATGGGTGTACTCCATTAATGGCGAGTTAGTAGACGATTCCGCATCACCTACTGATGAAGCTTACGTGGTAGTTCTACCTAAACTTGAAAAACAAGCACTCGGTATCTTGCTATCGATTGGTTTATCTATTGCGACTGCCGGTATTGCCTCCGGCGCGATATTCGGCATTACAAGTGTAATAGGTCGTACGTTAGCAGCAATGGCCATCGGTATGATTGGTAACGCGATCATCTCTAAAATATCTGCACCTAAGACAGATAGCTCTAATACCGAGCAGTCCGCTACTTACGGTTGGCAAGGTGCACAGACTGTTATTGGCCAAGGTCATCCGTTAGCTATTACTTATGGTAAGTGTAAAAGTGCCGGTATGCTTATATCTCGCCATGTAACGAGCGATGGAAGTAAGCAATATCTTAACCTATTATACTGCGCCGGAGAGGGTCCTATTGACGCTATAACGGACGTTAAATTAAATGGTAACCCTATTGGCAACTACAAGGAAGTTCAACTCGATGTAAGGCTTGGTACAAATGACCAAGAGATTATTCCTAACTTCAATGATAACTATGCTGACCAACCGTTGACGTATGAACTAACGAATGATTGGTCTATTCACCAAACGCAAGGTAACTTATCTACTGCGCTAGAGGTTACTATATCTCTCCCTAACGGTTTGTATTATGCAAACGATAAGGGCGGACTTAGTGAAACCTCAGTCACTATTGAAGGTGGTTATCGTAAAGTAGGTTCCGCAGAGTGGATACCATTACCGATTAGCAACAATGGTGGCCAAAGTGCCATGATTGAAAAGACAGGTAATAGCTGGCTTAAACGTAATAGTCATTCAAAAACGGCTATCGATAATAGTCAATATACAGGCGTTATTAAGGATAGTTCAAATAAAGCTATCTATCGTGTGTTCCGGTTCGATGTAAAGGAACCAGGGCAGTACGAAGTCCGTATGCGATGTGCACATAAGGACGGCAACTCTAACCGCCATGTAAACAAAGTATATTGGTCGCAGTTAACTCAGATTGTCTATGATGATTTCATTCATCCTGGTAAGGTGCTTATCGGTATTAAAGCATTAGCTACTGACCAATTAAATGGTAATGATCCAAACGTAACATGGATACAAGAGCGTAAAACAGTATGGGTGTTTAATACCTACACCGGGGCGTATGAGTCTAAACCGGCTAATAACCCGGCATGGGCTTGCTACGATATCCTTCATCACTGCCGTAAGATAGGCGATGAGTATGTAGTTAAAGGAGCTCCTCGTGAACGCTTCGTATACGACGCATTTAAGGCATGGGCTGATAAGTGCGACGAAAAGCATATAACATTTAACTACATTTATGACAACGCTAGCCAAGTATGGGACGCACTCAAATACGCTGAGAATGTAGGTAGAGGCAAGGTAATACCTTTAGGTACTCGGTTTAGTTGTATTTACGATTATGCTGCCACACCTACTCAGCTATTTACTGTAGGCAATATCAAGATGGACTCTTTTATGGAAGAGTTCCAAGCTACATCGTCTAGGGCAAATGCTATCGAGGTATCATTCCTAAATAAAGCCAAGGACTACGAGCGCGATGTACTTCCTGTATTCAGTGAAGAGTACGACGTGACTACTTCTCTTGCTAGCCCGGCGCAAGTCGAGCTCATGGGATGCGTGGATGTAGACCAGGCATACAATTACGCTAAACACTACCTAAGAGCTAACAAGTACGAGGTGCGTACTTGTACATTTGAAGCTTTCACAGACGCCATAGCGTGCACAATAGGGGATGTAATCCTACTACAACACGATGTGACAGACTGGGGACAAGGTGGGCGTGTAGAGTCTGCTACAGGTAATAAAGTAACCCTTGATAGAGAGGTTACTTTTGAGCAAGGTAAGACCTACAGGCTCATGGTTCGCAACGCTAAAACCGATGCATTAGAGTCTTACAACGTAACTGGTGTATCCGGTAAGACCTTAACACTTGCTAGTAATGCAGTTATTCAGACCAACGATTTATATACCTACGGTGAAGCTACAAAAGAAGCTAAGCCATTTAGGGTATTATCGATTAGCAAGTCCAACTCTGAAATGACTCGTAAGATATCCTGTATCGAATATTACCCAGAGTTATACGCCGGTGATGATGGATCAGTACCAATCATCGACTACACAACTAAGTCTGATGTGATTAAGGTTATTAACTTAGTATTACTTGCTGACGTTAAGACATTAAAGGACGGTACTGTACTCTGTGATATTAATGGCACTTGGCAACTACCAAGAGGAAAAGTGGCCAAAAATATCATAGTTTATTACAAGCCTGTTACTGCTAAGGAGTGGCAACAGTTCAAAGTATTAGACGGTAGTGCTACTAGCGTGACTATTCCAAGTGTAGCAACTGACGTCAATTACGACGTTAAGATTGTATGTACCAATAACGCTGGAGCTGAGTATGAAGGCGTAGAGCGTGCGGTGTATGTGAGTGGTAAGGAAATACCACCGGCTACACCTAAAGGCTTTAAGGTAACACAGGATGCAGTCAATAGTAGCGTGCTTCATTTATCTTGGGAACCTAATACAGAGGCTGACTTACACGGGTACACACTATACGATGGTAACGATGTAGTCCTTATTAAACATATAGGCGGAACATCCTACTCGTACTTCATTCCTAATACTGGTAATTACCAATTCAAGCTATCTGCTATTGATACATCAGGTAATGAAAGCGGTAAGGCTGAGGCTCGTATTACGGCGACTGTATCAGCTGAGAGTGTGGCCACACCTAAAGCACCGGCACGCGGTGAGGTGAAAATCGGTAAGACGATCACTGCTGCATGGGACCCAGTAGAGAATACCTACATCGATTACTACGAGGTACGCCTTGATAGTAACGTTGGACAGTCCAATAAACTACTAGCCAAGACTACAGATATTCGCTCTGAAATTAAGTTATCGGCTCGTAGAGGCGCGGTGTTTGTTTATGCGCACAATCCTGTTAAAGGATATGGTCCAGCTCTTAGACTGGACTATAACGCTCCTGTTCCTAGTGCTCCGACTAACGTCAAAGTAAAAGGCAATATTACGGGCGTGAGCGTAGTGTTTGATAGTATGCCGGATACTTGTATAGGAGCTAATATCTACATCGGTACAGAGAAATATTTTGTTACTACAAACGTAAATATGATACCTCATGACCCAGGTGTATTTGATGTTAAAGTCGCTTACGTTGATGTGTTCAGCGAGGGTGCATACTCTGATATTATTGGTAGCTCCGTACCGGCTAGTATTGACCCGGCTTTAATTGATAAGGAAGCCCTTGGAATTAAGGCTATGGACGATAAGATTAAGGAGCTTACAAAGGCTGCTAATGCATATTCCACGCAAGTACAAAGCCTAACCACTAATATGGCTACACAGTTTAGCCAATTATCTGAAGGCATTGACCTTAAGCTAAAAGCATTGAATGGCGATGAGATTGTAAGTCGTATTAATTTAAGCTCCACAGGTACAAGAATTAGTGGCAAGCTACTACACGTAACTGGTGATGCACTATTCGACAATAACATCATTACTAAACAGATGCTTGCTGCTAAAGCCGTATCTGCAGATAAGATGGACGTCGGAGAGTTAAGTGCGATCAGTGGTAATCTAGGGGCTGTAACAGGTGGTAAGATAATCGGCGGTACACTCCAAAATCAAAGCGGTACATTTAAAGTTGACGCTAACGGTAACATCGTAGGTGCTAATATAACAGGCTCACGTATCGACGCTCAGTCAATTATGCAAGCCGGTTTTAAAATCAGAAACATCGACGTGCAAATCTACAAGGTGCGTCATGGTGATTGGTGTCCATTGCCAGAGGGGTTTAACGAAAACCAATGTACGTTCGTCCCTGTTGGATATATTCAAACAGAAAGCTATTGTAATGCAAGTAATTCCGGCAGGCCTTATATTCCAAACCCTACAGACGACGGACTCAAAAGAGTTGGTGAACGTATTACGCTCGACAGATTCAATCAGCAAAAACATAGATGGATTGGTAGTTGTGATTTGTATTTCCGTACTAATCGTTCTAAGAAAGTAAATATCGGCATTAAGGGTAAACGGCAAGCAATCGTCGAGTCAAGATATTTGGATATGTCTACATCGGGTAGTGACGGCAGTAATCAAGGCTTCAACGACGTTGAATGTTACTCCTATGGTGAGCTATACGTATTGGTTATTGCACGACAATAAGGAGGCTATATGGTCGAACAAGATTTAACACTCTACGCCGGGCAAGACTTTAGTATCAGTTATGTTGTACCGCCAGATAGCGATATGACGTTAAGTAACTATAAAGGCGCTTGTAAAATTCGCAAGCGCCCATATGACAATATGATATTAGAGTTACATTCTGTGGTAGAGTCAAAACAGGTAAGGTTTTTTATTTCTGGCCAAGAGTCAGCGGATAAGAAAATAAAGGGCGGCGATTATATCTATGACGCGTTCCTTTATAACGATGATCACTGGCTCAAACTTGGCCAAGGTACGATTACGATCGTGCCGGATATTTCTATGCATGAGTAAGTGGGAGATAGCATATCATGGCTGAAACAAACAATACTTTGACAATTAAAGTTGACAAAGGCACTACATTACCACTTATCGAGGGGGTAGGCAAAAGCGCCTACGCAATAGCAGTCTCTCATGGGTTCAAAGGTACCGAACAAGAATGGCTTGATAGCTTAAAAGGCTTACAAGGCGAACCTGGAACTCCTGGACAACGTGGAGCTGACGGCGTACAAGGACAGCCAGGACCTAAAGGCGAGCCGTTTAAATATTCTGACTTTACACAGGAACAACTTAACGCACTAAAAGGACCTAAAGGTGATAAAGGCGAGCCATTTAAGTATACCGATTTTACTGCAGCGCAACTCGAAGCATTAAGAGGGACTCAAGGCCCTAAGGGCGAGCCATTACGCTTTGAGGATCTAACCGAAAGCCAAAAGCAACAACTTAAAGGGCCTAAAGGAGATAGCATAAGCGGAGCAGCTGCTGTTAAGTCATATGATGTCATCTGGGGTATTGCTAGAGCTGGCGAGCGTGGAAATGGTAGAGGGTATTTAGAATATAGCCCTTTGAGTGGCTTTGGAAAATTACACTTGGATATTGTATTAACGCAGAATAGTGGAAATGGTGGCGTTATTGCTACATTGCCAGCTAATGCTCCTGTTCCTTCGAGATTATTAGAGGTCGCTGTAGATGCTAATAATAACAGCGTTTACATTGAGCCTAACTCTAGGAATATTAAAGCTTGGGGCGTGCCCAGCGGCAAGAGATATATTTTTGATATTATAGGTTTCTGGAGGGAGGTTTAAATAATGGCAGATAATACTTTGACCTTGAAATTCGATAAAGACTCTATTTTACCTTTGTTTGAGGGCTTAAGAGGTCCACAAGGTCCTCAAGGCGAACCAGGGCCTATTGGAGAGCCTGGTTCACAAGGTAATCCTGGTCCTAAAGGAGAGCCAGGCAGTGCTAAAAAAGCAGCAGAACTTTTAAAACAAAAGAACGTATATCTCGCCGACTCTAGCGTCGAAACAGTTCTTGCGAAATTGGTTGAGTTGGTTGGGGATACCATTAATGTATCTTACAAACCGATAGAATATACTCAGCCTTTAGAAGGTCAACCCTTCATAGATTTAAAAGGGGAGCCGCACTTCAAGGTTTCCGTTGACGACGGCGAGAAACGTGTGTTTGAGAGCGACAATATGCGTGTTCCTATCCCACCATTTGGAGTTGCTAATATCTTGGTTAAATATTATGATTTGGCTGATCGTGAGGTTGGCAGTGTAGAGATTAAAGGGGTAGAGGTTCATTCCAACGCTGATGACACATTTGAGGAAAATGGTGCAAGATACTCCTTGTTTGGTCGCAAGTTGGAAATTGACGTAACTAACTTCAAAGGAAATAACGCTTTCAAAGTACTTGGAAAATGGCTGGTTACTCAAATTGATAGCGTGTCAATTAAAACAAGCAAGAATGTAAGCCTACCAACTAAAGATGGCCAAGATGATCAATATAGTTTCCGAGATAAAAATAATAATGCTATCGGTGATATTCCTATTGTTGTTGAAACTCCCCAAAATGTTGCATTCTCTAATAGAGAATATATGTACAAACCTATTAAAATAGGCACTTTACAAGATGGTGTAAGTAGTGTTTGGTTTCAAACATCCAGAGTTGAATGGGACGATAGCAAACATAAATATATTAATGTAGGCGACACTGTAGACCATTTATAATCAGTCCTTAGTTAGCACATAGTAAGGGGGTGCATATCTCATTTGGACTTGGCAGTTTGAATTAAACGACCTGCTTACGACATTAACTATCGTAGGCATAGTCGCAGGTGCAGGATATCGGCTTCTGATAGTACCTCTATTAGACCGTCTGGAAGCACAACGAAAACAAGATGGCATAGAATTCGCTAACAAGTGGAATACATTATTCGACACACTATGTGAGCTAAAGGACGAAATGAAACAGTCACGTATTGAACGTACTGAGTCCGCAGCTACTTTTATGATGTTGACCACACGCTTAGAATCTATGGAAAAGCGAATTAATGAGTTAAGGGAGGAACTACATGATCATACCACCTCGGCTCATGGACAGCGCTAAGAAAGTATTTCAATCTGTTAGGGTGGCCAATATCCACCCTACAGGTGTATTAGCGACGAGGGCCTTAGTCCTCGTCATGCTAGTACCTATATTGTTAGTAGTCATCGAATACGTAATGGCATTTGCCAGTGGGTATGTATCCGATGAAACAGGGAAATTAATTAGCACAGGGATCAACATTATTGACCACATCTTTATTCCATCCGTACTAACTGCCCTTGTAGGGTTCTTAGCACTTTGGATAGATAAAGATAATAATGGTATTCCTGATAAGCTAGAAGAACAACCAAAGGTACTGCCTATGATGGAAAGGGGGAGTGTGGATGATAAACGTTAGTTTAAGCGACTTAAATGACTACTGCAGTAGGGCTGTAGGTTACATCAATAAAGTATACCTGCACTGGACTGCAGGACGATATAATCAACAATTTGACGATTACCACATCAATATTGATGGGTTCGGTAATATTTACATTGATGGTGAACTAACAGACCATAAAAGCCACACATGGATGCGTAATGGAAGGGCTGTAGGCATATCCTTAGATTGCGCCTATGGGGCTCAATGGGTAAATGACTTAGGTGATTATCCACCGACTGCTGCACAAATTGAAACGCTAGCGCAAGTGGTTGCCGTATTATGCGTAGACCTAGGACTACCTGCTAGCATTAGCAACGTCCTAACCCATGCTGAGGCAGCGGATAACATGGACGGGTTTTACGCACATGATCCATATGGGCCAACAACTACATGTGAGCGGTGGGACTTATGGGTAGTTACCCAAGGTGATGAACCTGGTAGTGGTGGCGATGTAATACGAATGAAAGCCAAATATTACGCTCAGCAATGGGGCAGTAATATATAGGGGGTATATATGTATGAAAAAATCAAGTCTACAGTTACTGGCTATCCTAAGCTTTATTATATTATCGGTGCTATTGTGCTCCTCTCCATCTTTTGCCTCTGGTACATCTTCCACGAGCCAAGCGGAGGAAACAATCACGATTCCCTTAACACAGTGGAACGAATTGAAAAGCAACAACGAGAAAGCCTTGAGCTTAATCGAAGCATCCAGTCTTCCATTGACCGAAGCGCAGAGCTTAGTCATGAAGCAAAGGGAAGAGTTGAACGAAGCACACAATACAATATCGACATTGGAAACCGAATTAATGAAAGCCAAAATGCTATCCATGAAGCAAGAGGTTACCTTGTCAGAAATGCAGAACTCATTGACCGAATTGAAAGGGCAAATCGACAACGACAAGAGAACAATCAAACGACTACGGATGCAGCGCAACCTATCTCAGATGGTGGGAGCGGGAGCAGTAATCGGAGTAGTGATTCATCGATAGAGAGGTGATCCAATTATCTCCTGAGCATGAGCAGGTGGACTCATGTGAACATGTTCCATTTTGGAACACGTTGCCATAAATTTTTATGTAAGATAGTAGGATGTTTGACCAAATTTATATAATAGTATATATTATATAAACCGTTAAAACTTGTTATAAGTTTAGAACGTTGCTCAACTGTTACTCAACCTTTTAAAAGTTTTAACGATATAAACTCAATAATAATAAGGATTTTTAGTGGTGATAGAATTGTACTCCAAATAATACATACAGTTCTACAAACACAGAAAGCACAGTACTTATGCGTATAGGTACTGTGCTTTTTCTTTTAAAAATAGTTAAAATTTGTGTGCGTTGCTCAACCGTTGCACAACCTTTAACTAAATGATGATGGTATTTTATTTACTTCTTCGATGTACTGTTCAATCGTTTTATGGGTGTATACATCTGCAGTGATGTCTTTACTTTGAGTGTGGCCAACAATAGCTTTTAGAACGTAACGATCCATTCCATAATTACTGGCCAAGGTTATGAACGTATGTCTAGTATCGTGTGGTAAGTGGTCAGATATACCAACCTCTTTACAAAATCGTTTTATTGGCTTTCCTAGGTACTTTGACGTGTACCCTTGAGGGATAAGTGTATCAGATTCAGAAACGCTCGCCTTGGCGTAAATTTCGCGATAAAAAGGCATAACACAGTCGGCAATAGGTATTAATCTATCCTTGCCGGCTTTTGTTTTTACACCGCCTATGATATATCGTTTATCTAGATGCACGTTTTCAAGCTTAATGGATAATAGCTCTATCGGGCGCATACCGGAGTAGATATACATTAATAAGAGCTTGGCTATATCCAGGTGTGCATGGTCCCATATAGTTTGAATTTCAGCCTCTGTAAATGGCTTGTGTATGTCTGACTTCTCAGCTGGTTTTAATTCGAGGAGTGCTGCGTAGTTCTTAACGATGATATCGTTCTTAATCGCAGACTCAAAGGCGCCGTTCAAACCTTTTAATATAATAGCTATAGATGAACGACTTAAATGGCTATTTTCATCGATTATAGCCTGTAGGTGCACGAGTTTGATTTCTTGTATAGGTTTATTCCAAATCGATGTTAACTTCGCTTGTGCGGTCGAATATCCGCCTTTTTTGACATCTATTCCTTTTCGTTCTTTGTCGGCTATCATCCAACGCCAACATTCACTGAATAAGACTTTCTTTGTCTCAAACTTCTCAGGGTAGATACCGTACTCTGATAAGGCGTCCCATGCTTCTTTTGATTTAGCATAATAACCAATCGTCTTGCGCTTACACTTGCCGTCCTCATCGTAGCCAATAGTAACGACTGCACGGTACGGCTTGCGTAGTGGCTTATGTTTCATTTTATAAACGGATCCAGAACCGTTAGCTCGTTTCATGGCCATAAATAAATGTCCTCCTTGTCATAGGTAGCATGGAGGTAGTATAATATGTGTATAGGCAAAACTAAATACACCACCCCGTGCTATTTGGTTTTAAGCGGCGGCATCGTTCATTCGGTGTCGCTTTATTTTTTATACTACTTTAATTTAATCTGTTTTTCTTGACCGCCAAGATAGTAGGTAACTGTTGGCTTTAGCTCAGTCATCACTTTGGCCACACCTGGCTGTACAGGTGCGATGAAGATATGGTGATGGTAGAAGGAGTGAGGAAACATATCTAGTCGATAGCTAGGAGGCACATCCTCTACGATTGTCCACTTAGCATCTACTGATTTACCATTATCTAAGGTAATCTTAGAGTCATAGCTACCTGTAGCAGATAGTATCGTCCAGTCCTCGAGTACTACTTGAGTGGTCGTCTGCCCTAGGACTACTTCGTCTTTAAACTCAATAGACGGAGAGGGGCGCAATAAGAAAATGGCAGATATACAAACAACAATAAGAATAAGAAATGTAATAAGTAGTTTTTTTGCATTCATGATATATCCCCCTTAATTATCAATGAAATGGTGGTAAAACTCTATGAATTCAAGCTCACTATCATTAAGTGTTGATCGTCGTACCATTTGCTCAACTAGGTTAACATGATGGTCAATATGAAAATCATCATTAATGATATGAGTTAATTCATGCTTAATCTGCTCTCGTAGCTTATCCTGTGATAGATTTCTGTTAACGTATATGTTATGGGTATCACTATCAACAGTTTCTTCTGAGACTGCATCTACGAAAGGTAATTCACAATAAATTACATTTACTACCAAGCTAACACTCTCCCTTGTGTATTATTTGTTTTTTAGTTTTAGTAGCTCGATGTATTCGACAGCCTTCTCCATGTCCTCCTTACTAATATCCTTTGCAGCAGAGAATAGCATGCGTGCGCCTGGACGTGTACGTAAGTACTCTGCAAACTCAGCCGTTTCAGCATCAGCGTAATAGCCTTTACGTTCATTAGGTGTTAGAATAGGCTCTCCTACATTAGCTAATTCTTCAGGGCTAATATGTAAGCCTTTACATATTTTTATAATATTATCTATTGATGCACCTCCTACATTACGTAATATGGAAAACAATGTTGAAGAAGGCATCCCTATATTAGCGGCGAATTCTCGCTGAGTCATCCCATGTTCTTTAATCTTACCTTTTAAATATTCTTCTCTAGTCATGATAATAACTCCCTATCAATTAACTATATATGTAAATTATAATATGCACTGTCTGATATTTCAATAATGAGTTATGAATTTTTATATATAAATCCGATATTTCAATATTTAATTATATTTAAACTAAACTTCAACAACTGTTTATTGGACATGTCCGAAATATAAAGCTATACTAAAGTCATAGAGATATCCGAAATATCGGACATCAGATATATTTATTCATAACTAAGGAGGTGAAAAACTAATGTATCCAAATCTTAACGCAGAACTAGCTCGTAAAGGCTGGACACGTAAAGACTTAGCGAGAGAGACTGGGCTTAAGTACCAGACGCTCAATGAAAAGATGAATGGCAAACGTCCATTTACCTTCCCCGAAGCGGTACTGGTTAAGAAAGCATTGTCTACTGAGCTTGATCTCGAACAAATTTTTTTAACTTAGTTGTCCGATATTTCGTACACGGAGGTATTCACTATGAAACAACAAGTGCCGGACATAGCTCCAGTGGTAGCGGCTTTAGATAGGTTTATTATTACAACCTTAGATAATGGCTACTTGGAGGAAGTCCAATGTGTAAGTGATCTAATCAACGCAAGGGTCACTTTGGTATCTACTTACCAACAAATGACTAGCAAGGAACGAGTGCTACCTGTTAGAAAAGGTGGTCAACCAATCTATGCTAGACGTACAAAATAACCCCATCGGTACCGGACATACCGACAGGGCCAATCAAATAATAATTCGATTAACTTAATTATATAACAAGGAAAGGTATTTATCCATGAATAAAACAATTTTAATGACAGCAACAATCGCATCCTTAGCAGTAAATGTAATGGCTGCTAATAACAATACTTTAGCAGGTACTGACAATACCATCACAGCTACTTCCCATAGCTCAATGGTATCTGGTTACCAAAATACTATCGACGCTAACAACGCATTAGCGTTCGGTACTAACAACACTGTAACTGGTGAAAATGGGTTCGCAGGTGGTAACGATGCAAAAGCATCTGGTCGTAACTCCTTCGCCTTTGGCTCTCACGCTGAAAGCTTAGTTGAGTACACTATCGCCATCGGTAACCAAGCCCGAACAGCTTCTTATGATAGCGTGGCTATCGGCAATGGTGCTTTCGTATCCGGGGAATCTAGTGTGGCCTTCGGGCGTTCCAATAATGTGACTGGAGAAAACTCCGTTACAGTTGGGGCTAACAATGGCACAGTAGCAGGCGGACAAAGCGCCGTGGTAGGCTACAACAATAAAATAGGTGCTGACAAAGAGCAACTAGTGTTTGGGTCTAACTCCGAATCTAGTGGCCAAGGCGCCCTCGTATTCGGTACGCACGCAAAAAGCGTTGCAACTGATGCTGTGGCGTTTGGTAACAACACTATAGCAGATAAAGCAAATGCTGTAGCCATCGGCACTAATTCAGTAACAGATGATGCGGTAGGGGTTGACGGTGTAGACCTTAACGGTACACGCCATATCTTCGCCGGAGAACAACCGGCAAGTGTGGTTAGCTTCGGTGCTCGTGGTAGAGCTGGTGCAGGTGGTGTTAAATATTATAACCGCCAATTGCAAAATGTTAGCGCAGGTAGAGTAGAGGCTGATTCCTTAGACGCTGTTAACGGTAGCCAGCTATACGCTGCGTACGATGAAATCAATACTATCGGAGGCACAGTAAATGGACATACTCAACAAATTAATCGAAATGCTAATAATATTGGCGCTAACACTAACCGCATTAATAACATTGAAGGCACTGTTAACACTAACACTACTGCTATTAACAATCTAATAGGTGCACTTGCTACTACACAAGGTCAAGTAAAGGTAAATACAAAAGACATTGCAGACCTTAAAGGCAAAGCAAATACAACAGCTAATACAGTAAACAATTTAGTAGCTAAAACAGATGCTAACACTAATGCAATTAACCAGGTAAATGATCGTGTATCTGACACTAATCAACGTATCGATAATTTAGGAAATCGCTTCAACAATGTTAACCAAAGAATGAATAAGTTAGGCGCAAGCTCCGCAGCATTAGCTGGGTTACATCCTTTGGAATACAACAAAAATGACAAAGGTAACTTCGCTATTAGCTATGGACACTACCGTAATGCTAATGCAGTAGCACTGGGTGCGTTCTATAGCCCTAACGAAAAAGTACGCTTAGGCTTCGGTATCACACTAGGTGGTGAAACTCAATTCAACATTAATGCTGCGTTCCGTACTGGTAAAGGTTCTGAATACGAACCACAAGCTAAGAATGGTGAGCTCGAACAACTTCGTAAGGAAGTAGCTGAATTGAAAGCATTAGTTACTAAATAGGAGGTAGTCATGATAAAGAAAACCATCGCAGTTTGCCAAATGGCTACAGTCCTTGGTTGGAGCTTAACCGCAGTCCGAGAATGTATCGCCAGGGATAAGTTCCCCTTCGCTCAATGTTGGCAATGCCAAGGAAAGAAAGGCAGAACCTTCTCCATTGATAAAGAAGGCTTTCGATTCTATCTAGCTAACACACTAGGCTGGACGGCTAGCCGAATTGATAAAGAATTCAAAGAAGCTCACATTCATTAATCATACGAGGGTAAAAAAAAAATGGACTTTAACTTCAAAGAATTTTTCGGAATTATCCTATTAATACTTGGTACTTTTATATCCGTTGGTATAGGACTGGCGTTCTGCGCATGGATATTAAAAACAGTTGTATAACGTGAGGGTGCAAGAATGATGTCTGTAATAAAAATAATTGGCTTCATCTTAATCATTGGCGCTATGGGTTCCCTAGAACTTGACCGAGTGTCATTCGGCGGATATCTAATGCAAATTATGTTAGGCGGATTAATGATCATATCAGCTAACCAACATGAACGCATTAAGTATCTAAAGGAACAATTACATGGCACGCACTGAAAGAAATTTTAGACTACGCCAGGATGTGTTCTATGAGTTATGGAACGCTAAGGAAGATGAGTTTAAAACTCAGAAGTCCATCCAAGATGCTGCGAAACTATCGAAATCTACCATGCG